TTCTTTGTTCCTACTTCTCCTAATGCTGTCATTATTTTTCCTCCATTTTGTATTTAGTTTTGAGTGCCTCTCCAGGTTGCCGTTTTTTGTGTTCTCTGGCCGAGAACGTTTAAATAAAAATAAAAAATAAAAATTATTGATTTACAATATATTGTCGATAAACGCGTTGAAAGCCGGATTCTTCATCACTAGACATTGGTACTGCTTCAAATAGAACTTATCCGAATCGTTAGCTTTACCTAGCGCTTCGTATGTTGTATCCTGTAGAACCCTCATCTCGATGTAATCTGTATCAAGGAAGTAAATCTGTTTTGCACCCGAAGTGTTGCTCAAATATTGTGATGGGATCAGTGGAACTGGTCCGACCATAGTTTGAAGTAATACCGCAGATGGAACACCGAATGGCAATACACCAGCTGGGACATCGCTTGGAGAATATCGGAATGTATCCAATATAATCTTTCGAACATCTCGAACTGCTGAACTAGAACCAATTGCTAACTTAACGTTTCCGCTGTCATCAAATGAATTCTGAACTGCTTCTTCAATGCTATCGTATGTTAGTGCTGCTCCGTCCAAATCAACAACGTTTGTTGTTCCCTGTAATTTTACGATACCTGAGAACTCAGTTGCGTCTGTAGATGCATCACCATTTACGATTAAACTTTCTTCCAATTCCTTTAGTGCTCTTGCCGCTGTTAAGACTCTTAATTGCATAGCGTTAGATGCTGCAACGTTTCCGAATGCACTTCCACCTAACCCAGAACCAGTACCTTGGAAACCTTCAAGTACGAATGCAGGTTGTCCTGCTCGTGCCGGTCCAGTAACTCTTCCAACTGAATAAAGGAACTTAATTGGCGTAGAGTACCTATCGATTGTATCGTTAGCTTCTCCGAATGCCGCGTCTTCATACGCAGTAAATGCCGCACCTTTTGCAGTTATCTCGTTCCAGTCAGCATACATTCCCAAGTTCGTAACTCGAGGAATTAACTCAACCAATGGTGTTCTCTTCCTAGTCTGATCAATCAGCATAGGAGATAAATAAACCGGAATCATTGCATATCCTGCAGTTCCTGGTCCACCTTGTGTTGTAGTGGTAGCTTTCATATCAGCCTTAAGCCTCAAGTCGTCTCCACTTACCGGATCGTAGTATCTAGTTTTGCTTTTAAGATTTGCGAATGACTGGTAGTACGCGTCCTGGAAGTCCAGTTCTGCTGTATTACCTGTGAATGCTTGTCCCATATTAGCAAAGTTCTAAAGGATCAACAGATTTCTTCTCAGCTTCAACTTTCTTATCATCATCTTCTTTTGTATTGGTGTTCAAGGACTTGTGTACTGGTTGTTTCAAAGCTAATGTAATTTTTGAAAGCTCTTCTTTCATTGCTACATTGTCTTTTGCTACAACGTCATACTTTTCGTTCATGGACTTCAATTCGCTAGAAATAGATTTAAGCATCTCAACTGATTTTGCTTCAACGTCATCTGAACTTTCGCCTTCTTCAGCATTGCTGCCTTCGTCGGTTTCAGTCTCTTTGTCGTTTTCTTCTTCTGTCATCTTAGAATTTTTTTTGTGTAATTTAGTTATATCTTCCGATTTAACGGTTGAATGTGATTTGTTTTTAACCTCTAGCATTCCCTCGATTGTTGGGTCCTCAGCCTTTCTTTTCTTGTATTCTTCTAATGCGTCCATTGATTTTACGAATACTTCTGCCATTTGGGCCTTTGTATTACATGGGTTTCCTGTCATTGCGACATTTAATAAAATAACATCGTTTAACATTCTGATTGATTTTCCTTCTCTTTGTTCGTTTGAGATATCGGTTGGTAAGAATGCCACAGAAAAAGCATCCAAGTACTTTTCTACTAGGTTGCCTTTGATTGATTTGTAGTTTGGGTTGTGTCTGTTAATCTCACATTTTACCCTGGTTGCGAATCTTCCCTTTCCTAAATCTTTAATGGTTGCATCGATTATCTTTCCTGCAGGAATCTTTGTTTTGTTGACTTCTTTCTCTTCATGTGAGTCACCTTTGAATGCTTCATGCTCTAAATCTAGTTTCATATTACGATCTAAAATCTGTTTTTGCATGCTCTTTTGACAGTCTTTTGTCATGATGTCGTTCGCGAAGTCTATATCGTTTGTAGAAATATCACCCTCGACAAATAGGTGTTCTCCATCCTTCATTTCAACTATGTTTAAGTTCAATGGGGTTGTAAACGTGAAACTAGCCTCTTGTGTCATACATTAACTATAATAAAATATGTTATAAATCTACTTTCAAATTTTGGAAAGGATTAAATCGCATCTAATATCTTAAATAATTTCTTATAAGTAACATTTGTTAAAATATTCATCACTCCAATGACCTTTTTACTAACGCTGCACTTTAATGACACAACCTTATTGATTATTCTTCTTACTGGGCTATAAACGTTTAGCGTCGTGCTATTCTCTTTTTTGACTGGTCCGCACACCTCAATAACATATTCTTTCAAGAAGTCTACTTTTGGTGGTAATCCCTTAATAACTTTCTTTGCCGGGCCCAATCCACGAGTGATCAACTTTTGCGCTTCGCCTAGACCTCTTGTAATCAATCCAGAAGTGTTCCTAAAAATTCCCATTATGCACCTGTTCTCGAAAAGACATCGTTATCTGTGGCTGCGCTGCCTTTGTTCTTTAGGTCAAATGTATAAAGTGGTGTCGTGCCGTCTGCTGAGTAGAATATCATTTGAGTTCCCACAATCGCCCAGTTTCCTTTTTCTATTTGAAGAATCTTTCCCACGCCTGCAGTTTCGTTTGATGCGTATACATATCTATCGGATCCACTCAGTGTTACCGTTCCGTCTGCTCTAATAACATAATTAACATCCTCATCGTAAGTTGTAAAATCATAAGAATAAAATCCCCCTGCAATCTCTGTCATTGCTTGGGCCGTTACTACCTGAGTTCCATCTAATGTCCACACATCCATTGTTGGACTTAGTCCTGTCTTTGGAGTTCCCTTATCTGTGAAGAATGCTAGTAGTTCCATAGTTATTTTAGGTTTACCATTTTTTTAAATGTTCTTATTTCTCTACTGTTATTATCTCTGCAGTTAGACTATCAAATCTTAAAAGTTCTTTGTCTACTTGGGCAAGAGCAACAGCTTCGCTGCCGATTATTTTTGCCTTTTGTGCTTCTAGTTGGGCTTTAGTAACTATAAACTTCTTCTCTTGATAGACTGTGACTTCCATTGTCCCGTCTTCTAATTTTTTATATGTATTTTCCATTTTTATGCCCCCTGCTTGAAGAGCTCTCTTCTTGAGCCCATTGTATTTATTTCGAAGTGAACATCAAACTCTAAGAAAGCTGCGTCTCCTGTGAATGTATCATCTCCTTCTCCGCCATCACGGTATAATCTACAAACTAACATGTGAGATATATCCATACCACTACCATCTATTGTTGCCCCTGTTGTTACTTGGTGTTTGTTAATAGTTCCGTCAGCAGCGTCGAGCATTGTAACCGTAGCAGTATCTCCGAAGACTGTCCCAATGTTAGCAATAGTATACTCCATCTTCCACTCACAGTTACCGCCGTTAGTAGACTGCGGAGCCCAATGTACATGAGGCACTAAATCTGTCCCCTCTTTGTAAGTATGTGGCATTTGTATTGTAAAGAAAACTTGGTTTAAATCTGTCGGCTCAAACATATAAGTGTAAACTCCTGTGCTCCCGCTCCCGTCATCAGCAAACTGTGCATAACTAGGTATGCCTGAGCTACCCTGTACCTTAACAGAATTGCTAGGAGTTCGTAAGTCGTCCCATACTGTCTCTTGTAGTTCTAGAGTTCTCTCTGTAGGACAGTATAAGTCTAAGTCTCCCTCGCTGTGTATATTACCCTCGCCCTGTAAGTAAACTTGTTTGTTATCTGTTGCTCCCTCTGTCGGTTGTTCTAAATTTATCCCGTACTCAGTACCCGATATAGTCCCGCCAGTGCTAGCTTTATAATAGTATCCGTAAGCGTCTGTACAGGTTGCACTTATAACTGGAATAGATCTAACACCATAAATATCCTTTGCTAAAAATTGTACACTGTCTATTGCATTAGCACCAAACACATCAACCGCTAACACGTCAGTTAATACACTACCAGAAGTAATACTTGTATACCCTAGTCCAGAGAAATATTGATAGTTACCAAAATTTAGAGCGGTTATTGTGTTGCTGCCGTTAAAGTTAGTACCCTCTACCATATTATAACCCCCGATAGCTGTGTGTATCCCGTCTCTTTGTACTGTTGGCTTATGCTGTATAAACATACC